GAGTGAAGTACTGGCCGTCGTCAGCAACAGGGTTTTGCTGAAAGAGCGCCGACCAGTCGCGCGGGCCTACGGCTTTTTCGATGCGCCTGAGCGCTTGGACGTCGTACCTTTCGGGGTGGAGAGCTTCTCCCGCCTTGCGGAATTCTTCGTCTTCTTCGGCGATGGCGGGATATCTGACAACTTCCCACTCGTCTCCACCTTGAGAACCCGCTTTAAGAAGTCGACCAGCCAAGTCATCATCATGCCACCTCGTTAGAATGACCAACACGCCACCACCGGGAGCAAGACGGGTGTACGCCGTTGACGTATACCAGTCCCAGTTAGCATCCCGATTGTTCTGGCTCTCGGCATCTTCCCGGTTCTTCACCGGGTCGTCGATAACGAGAACGTGAGCACCTTTTCCCGTAATACCGCCACCGACACCAGCGGCTACGTAGCCACCGCCATCTGTCGTTAGCCATGCTTCAGCGCTTTGACTATCCGGGTCCAACCGCGTTTGAAAAATTGCTTTATAGGACGGTTCACGAAGCACCTGACGTACCTTACGGCTAAAACCCATCGCAAGCGAACCCGAATACGAGCAGCTAATAAACTCATGCGAAGGGTTACGACCCAGATGCCAAGCCGGAAACGAAATAGAAGCAAGCGTTGACTTCCCGTGACGCGGCGGCATAAAGAGCATAAGCCGTGGAGACTTTTGGTCCACCACGTCGCGAGAAAACTGTTCAAGTCGTTTGCAGACATCTTTGTGCACCCAACCCGCGTTGTAGTCCGGATTGAACTTCTCGACGAACGGTAGCAGCCGCTTACGCGACAGTATTCGTTCGGCTAGTTCTTTCCGCGCCTGTTCCTTTACATCGAACTCTTTCTTAGCTGCCTCTGACAGTGGTTCGTTGTCGGGTTTCACCTGCACTGGGTTAAGCAGCGCGTCCTCCGCGTCAGCAAGACAATAGACGCACACCCCTTTATGCTTACCAGAGTACAAGGTCTCCGGATGGAGCTTCTTGCACTTCAAGCACTCAATAGTTGGGATCTCGTCTGTCAAGGCGCGTCAGGCTCCAAGTAACCGACATCCTTACCAGCCAGCTTCAACAACTCTTCGTCAGTCATCCGCTCTATCTGAGCGGGGTTCAAATTTATGTTGACCTGCATGGCGGTGTCTGGGGCCGTTAGCCCGTGCAGCTTCACCAACGAGTCAACCGTGTTCTTCATCTCGGTCGCGTTCACTGCGGCGTTGTACGCTTCCAGGTACATCTGGTGCGCGTGCGTCCTGGTGAACTTGACCTCTTCCCGCATCTGCTCCCGAAAGAAGTTCAGAGCCTGAACTACTGCCGGGCGCTTAGCCGCATCCAACGCCGTCTGATAACTTGCGTACCCAGCTGCACGGCCAGCAGCGGCAATCGTCATGCCGCGCGCCATGTATAGAACCAGCCGCTCCTGCTGCACGGTCAGAGCTCCAAGCGTCAGCCCCATGTATGGAGTGAGCGCCTGGAACTCAGTATGGGACATCAACTCATCAGTCTGAGCTATGTCAGTGGACAGGGGTGCCTGGTTCTCTGATTGAATCGGCAAGCTCTCCAACAACTTCTTCATCCAGATAAACAAAAACCGGTGCCCGATCCCCTAGCTCATGCAAGCGGATCCTGGTCAGGTATTCGTGAAGAGATGTGGGATTAGGGTCGATAGAGGCGACGATTGCCTCAAATATCCACCCGTCGTACACCAACACTTCGTGGCCACCTCGGTATGCCGTACCGATAATGGCATCTTCGAAGCCCTCTATTGCGAACACCTGGACTTTCGGCAGCATTTATATTAGCCCTGCTCCTGTCTAATCACAAGAGTACTGGTAAATTGTCTTCACCCACCAGTACAGCATGTCGTTGCTTAAGCTCTGTTTTAAGAGATTAACCCGTAGAGCAACGAGCTGCACGTTTCCCGGTATATACCCTTGCTGGCTGTCTATTCGGTCGATGCTTGCGTTAAAGTCCTTGGCTCCCGACCCGTCGTTATGGTGAGTGAGCACTACTCCTGATATCGCACAACGGCCTTCTTGCCGTTGCCAGAGATCAATGAGGTACTCGGCGGTTACCTCGTAGTCCGTGAACCCACGACTACGGCTCTTACTTTTGCTCGTAGATACGAGATTCGTTAAGTACGGTTCGTAGCCCGTGGACCGTTGTTGACGGCGCGTGGCTTGATTACAGGGGCGGCATATTGTCCTGAAGCCGCCTTTCATAGCCTCGAAACTCGCTATGGGCAGGTCCGTCTGGCAGCGAGCGCATGTCTTAGTGTCTGACACTAGTACAACCTACCCGGAAAATCGACCGTCGATCTCCTGCGCCGGGTGAAGTTGCCGGAGTATACCCTTGATTCCGCAAAAAATTTCTATAGAAAAATTTTGCAGAAAAAATTTCTATAGGAGGGGGTATGCGTTTTTCTATCTATTTTGCTCACTCATAGTCTCCCCCCTCGCCTCCAGCACCAACCCCTTTCCCGGAATTTAGCCATTGGAACCTTGTTTTTAACCAGAATCGTGGAACCTTGTCGCCCAGTAACCCCCCAGCGTCAACGCTCGACACTTCGTGTCTCGCGGTCAGTGACTATTGTGTATCTGTCAATTAACTAGGAGTAATTACTCATGGACAACCAAGCCAATACAACCAACAACATCAACGACAACGAACAACCGGACCAGATGTATCTCGCTGCTGAGAAAGCAAAAGAAGCATCCAAGTCTGTCATCACCTACGCTAAAGAGAAGCCTGACATGGCAGCTCTATTCGTCCTAGGCGTACTCAACCTCTTCAGCTAATCCAATCGGGAGGGACCTCCAACCTCCCATCACTAACCACAAGGAACTATCCAATGACCCTCACCAGCGGCAAGACATCACTGGCCTTCAGCATCCTCGCAAACATCACCTTCCTCGGCTCGTTCTTCACTGAGCCCCCGGTTAGCCACTCACTCATCATCGCTACCGGATTAGCCGTTATCGGCACCCTCGTATCACTGCTCTCCAACGACTAACAACTATCCACTGACCACGGTCAACATACCGTGGTCAGTTGTTGTTTGCACGCAACACATGTCATGTGCCAGTGGACAACGGTCGTGTGCTCATGGCCAGTTGCCCGTGATCCGCTCACACAGGCATGTGTGCAGTGTGTGCAGCGATTACGGTTTGTGTGCAGGCATGTGTGCAGGCAAGTTTGTTGCAGACAAACGCATGCAAGTGCCTGATTTACAAACACTTTAACCCTGCGATAACGAAATGTGTGCAGTGTGTGCAGGGTTTTTACCATTTTTAAAACGGGGTGCAATTTGAAAAATACAACATGTTGTTTTTCTTGCGAACTGAAAAAATGCCTGCACACAGTGAACACACATTGATTTATAAGGAAAAATGCCTGCACACACACCCTCGTTTGCTGCACACATTGCCCTGTTTGCTGCACACATTTAGACCCTTAGCTGCACACAGTCTGTGGATAACTCAAACTAGTGGTTAAAACTGACCACTAACCACTGTTCACTTATACAGGACAACGCTCATCGGTTCCCGATTCGCGGTCAGATGTCCTATTGATTCACTTATGTAACAACCAGAGGTATCAACCATGTCCGAGCCACAGCAAATTGATCTATTCGACCCAATGGTCATTTACTGCGACGACGCTCCAGTCGTTAACCTCGATCAGTTCTTCATGTTAGTAACTAAGGATTTTGCTAACACGTTCCCCCACGGCACGCTTGCCGTCAGCCCACCTATCCCACTGCGTTCAGGCGCAGGCTGGTATGTCGGACGTGCCGGGTTCAACTTCGACGAAGTAACTAACCGTTGGTGGTACGAGCCGTACGACCGTATTTCGGACTACTACCAAACAGAATCTGAGGCTGCTGACGTAGCCTCTTGGCACCGTTGGGGAGCAGGACACCCATCCATATGAACGACACACAGTGCTACGTACTGGCGGTTGACTCACTGCAACGGGCCTTGAGCTCGTTGCAGTCCTCCCCAGACCAAGACTCCAAGGCCATGTATGAAACCCTTCGCCTCACCAACGAAGCAGCCCATGCCATCTACTCCATGGCGCACATGCGCATGATGGCGGAGGAAAAGCTGCGCGAACTTGAGACTCCAACCGAGGAGTTCTGAACGCTCGCGCGTTCCGCGCTCGCGGTCGGTGCAACCAGTGATCCAACTAACAGGTACCAGTATGAAACAGTTGCAATTACCACTAACAACTAACCACGCACAACGGATCACTCACAAACTACAACAAGCAATCCAATATGCTAAGGAGCACCCAGATGAAGTAATGCTCGCACTAATGACTATCCTGTTATTAGACATTGAAGATGACTTAGACGATGTCTCCAAGTAACCAAAGGATACTTAACCATGGCTTCAAATCCGTATACGGTTCTAAATCTAAACACTGTCCACTGGGATTGGCTCGTTGATCACGAGAACCAGTTGGCTAACCACGAATCATCAGACGTTGATATCGATACAGCGTTTGACGATGCAGACAATGCCAGCCAGTTGGCAAAGCTGCTTTCCGACTACAACTTAACAACCATAGGTAACTACAATGACCGTTAAAGATCAGACTTTCATCCCCAACGTCATCGGCTACATGTCCGAGAAAAACACCACTATTGGCTCCATAGCCAAGTACGTGGAGTCTCAACAAGCGGACGATCCGCTCGAGCGTATTGCTCTTGCATTCTTCCGTTTGCAGCGCGCTCGTCAGGCTGCAGTGACCGCCGAGCTTGAGCAGGGAGTCCCGGTTGAGGGACCGCCGTTCAAGCCGGAGCGTTTGCTCAGCTTCATTCAGTCCATCATGAACGGTGTCTGCTGGGCCGCTCGCCGCTTGTATGTGGCGAACGACAAGCAGGAATTCGGCAACGGCATCGACTTCTCACAAGACGTCGGTGACTATGTCGGAGTCTACGCTACGAACGAGCGTATCCCCGAGCTGGTGGATAGCGACTTCATGGCGCTCACCCGCCTGCACACTTTGCTCGCCGCCAAGATGGCGTACCTCACCGACATCGCTCCGCTCTACCACTTCGAGCAGCGCGCCAAGGACGAGGACGGCAACTGGTACGTCGAGACGGTGTGTAACTCGTTCTCGCAGGCCATGCCGGTTATGGACGACATTGTCGCCCGTCTCCAGCAGGAATCCGAGGCTAACGAAGTTGCTGATTTTATGAAGCAGCTGCGCGCCGCGTAACCAAACCCTAGAGAAGGTTGGTCGTCACCCTTGACCAAAACGACCACGGTCCCTCCCCGTCGCTGATACCTCGGCGGGGAGGGATCAACTTCTGGCCGCCAGGGAGACAGTGTGCCATGACTAATGGCCTAAAAAACCTACTGACACAGTTATCGACTGAACAAAAGTTAGCTTTAGAGATACACGAAATCATGCACGCTGTGCTTACCCATTCTAACACCAAGTTAAAGAATCAGAAGTTTTACAACTACTCAGTACAAGAGCTTTACGACTTTTTGCAACGTGCCGATACCAACGGCTAGTGTGACGCGCACGATGAGAAACGGGATGGTTTCCCGTAGCGTTCTCCCCGGTGAATTCCGGCGTTAGCAGCACGACAGTCCCCTGTGGTCGGGATGCGGATACCACATTGCGTTAAGTGTTTGTGGTGCGATGACAAAGACCGCCGCATAGGGGAAGCACTTCATATATAATTACCGAACCGGAAGTTTAGGGCCTGGCCAGCAGTAATGTATGGCCTCCACCGGATGCTTGGAGAAGGCTAACCCTCTATCCAGCCCTGACTTCCACCTACCACCACAGCCCGTTTGGCCACCAGGTCAAGCGGGCTTTTTTATTCCCAACACAAAAGGACAACCAGACAATGGCATCTCTCAACACAAAACAAATCATGAAGACTGCACTCGATGACCTCGTTGCGCAAGGCATCGACAGCGACAACTTGTTTGACTTCATCAGCACCGTAGCCGGAACACTCGGCTTTGTATTCGGTGCACTCCACGTATCTACCGAAAAGAAGATCCCGCTAGAAGAAATCGACCTACAGATCGACAGCATGTCTGAGTTCATTAAGTCATGTGCCCGACGTACGACTGAACTCACCCCGCCCAAAGCCAACTAATCATGGATACCTGCAGCACCTGCAAACACTGGCGTCGATGGAAACATAAAGTCACCGACCAAGCCACGTTCACATCTCGCATGGGCAACTGCAACATGGTGATGATGTGGTGGGACGCTAGCGAATGGCTAGAAGAAGAGCCGTTCACTCGAGAAATCAACCCGAAGTTTGCGCACAAACGAGCGTTCGTCCAGGACGCAAGCGACTACAGCGCATGTCTTTACACCCGTGAAGACTTTGGATGTATAGATCACAAA